TGTACTCATTGATGGATGTGGTGACCAAGATGGTGATCCGTTCTATGAATTGGAGGATGTAGAGTCTTTCATTCGTAACAACGATGATGTTGATGCTTACCTCTACAACATTACCAACGTATGACATACACCATCTTTCGCATGTATGATGAGGGCAATCATGTTGCTCTCGAGTCATTCAATACATATAGTGAGGCTGAGATGAACATCAATGCCTACTTCAACATGTATCCTTATGCTTATGTAGACATCCTCGTCTCACCTGAGTAACTTGTCCCTTTCATTCACAATCACGCACCAATTACCTATGTCCACTACCACCGCTCCAGTCTTTATGCTCAAGGGTGATTCACTCGTATCACACAATGCTGAGTGGATGCAATTGATCAATCGTGGGGAGAAGACTCGCACTGATATGATCATGGACGCAGGCTATGTGTACGATAATGGTAAGGCTATGTACACCGACTACTACACTGAGCTGCTCAATGCACGAGGTGTTGTACCTACCACCAACACTGATGTAGAGGATCAGGAGTATGATGACATGAGCTCTGATGAGAAGGATCTCTATGATAAGATCACTGAGATGCTCGGTGAGAAGTGGACTCATGAGGAGACTGTTGAGTTCATGGATGAGCTATGTGACATCGGTATCGAAACCGCTAGTGACTTTGAGGATGCTTATGAGTACACCCACGATAGCTACTCATCGTATGCTGAGAAAGAGTTCGCTGAGTACTGGTGTGTCGAGGTTCTTAATGCACAGATTCCAGAGTGTGTCCTCAGTGCTGTCGATTGGCAAGATGTGTGGGATCACAACCTGCGCTATGACTTCGCATCTATCGAGACTGCTAACGGTACCTTCTTCTTTCGTAACAACTGATGACTGCTATCCACGACACTGTTATCAAGGTTGATGTCTACCCTGATGAGTTCAAACCTATCATGAAGGCAGTCAAGTATGCTCTAATATGTGAGGACTCACGCAAGGTTCTTACTGGTGATGAGTGGGCTACTCTTAATGGGTGGCTTGATTACTTCTCTGATGTTGCACTTAACGAGGCTGTATGAAACTTACTGAGAAGGAGGCCATGCTATACGAATCAGTTAAGCGTGGCATGGATTCACCTGGTTCTGGTTGGTTACATGAACTGGCAATGGTTGGTTGGAGTAATCGCACGGCAGCTGGTGTGTTATCATCTCTCATCCGCAAGGGCTTGGTTACATCACACATGGAACCAGGTGAAGGCAACAACAAATGTTACTGGATTGAACTAACGACTAATGGCTAAGGCTCTTACACAAGATCAAATCAAGATGCGTCTTGAGATGATTGACTTTGTTGCTCAAGGTGTACATACTCAAGCAACTGCTGGGTACTATGATGCTGAACAGGTATCATACATGACTCAACAGCTTGAGCGTGTTGCTAAGTTTCTTTGTGTTAAGAATTGATGTACACCACCTACAAAGGTTTGCGTGAGTACGAAATCACACTCACAAGCGGTGTTTGGTATCTCCTAGCACCAAGTACTGAGCAAGCAGCATGGACTGCTCTCGAACTGTCACAACAACGTAACGACCACCTAATTAATGTCAAACAAACGGAAGAATGGTAAAATGGCTAAGAAAGGAGACTTCCCCAACAATTGGCAAGAGTACAAGGATGCAGATGATGAGATGTTTGTTCCTCATACGTTTGAGGAGCTGATGTCTTGGAAGGTTGCAGGATGGGAACTACCTGGTTCTGTATGCTGTATAATCCGCACTTCTGACCTCAACACTAAAAAGGTCAAAGAGTACGTCTACCAAAAGCGTAGTGCTGCTCAAGCTAAAGTCAATCAACTGATCGATACACCTGACATTGAGTTCACGGTTGTCGATCACGAGTCTATTCATTTCCTCACCCCTACTGATTTCAACTGATGTCTGATTACACCTTCTCTCGTCATCTTCAACAGCTGATCGAGCAAGTAGAGAATCATCCCAATCGTGATGAGATCATTAAGCTTGCACAAGAGCAACTCGTTGATGATACATTCACTACCGAACGTAACTAATTGGCTACACCAGCACAGATCGATGAGCAAGTAGCTCTAGAGCGAGAGCAAATCAGGCAAGGACTCCAGCGACTCAGAGACAACACCCGTAAGCTGCAAGAACAAAGCTATGCTAGTGCTACAGTTTATGGTGTGGCATCTATTGACGCCCTATTGCCCAAGCTTGTTGAACACATACAAGAATCGAGTGAGTATCGTCTCAAGCGTGGGTCAGGTCATCAGTTCGATCTAATCAAGAACTATGTATCTCAACTAGAACCATTAGCATCTGCTGCTATTGCACTGAAGCTAACCTTCGATAAGGTATTTTCTACCACTAAAGGTAGCGATCAGCTACAGTCAGTATGTGATAGCATCGGTCATGCTATTGAGTCTGAGTGTCAGATGAGGTACTATGAGAAGACAGCGCCTGGCCTACTGGCTGTACTCAAGAAGAACTACTTCCATAAATCTATTGGTACACAACAGAAGTTAACTGTCATCACAACATTGATGAACAGATGCGAGGTACCAGAGTGGGAGCGTTGGGGTAGGGCTAATCGAATCAAGCTTGGTGCGTGGTTACTTGACTGCATCATGCAGACTAGTGGCTGGTTTGTTAAAGATCTGCGCCGCTTAGGTAAGATAACTGTAACGTTTGTTGCACCTACGCCGGAGTTTCTTAAGATCAGGGATAAGGTCATGAGTGATGCTGAACTATTTGCACCACTTGCATGGCCAATGCTTATCGAACCAAATGACTGGACTAATGAACGCCCTGGTGGTTACCTACTCAATGAGGTAATGCAAGGCTACGCCTTGGTTCGTAGGGGAGACCCCGCCCGTCTACAGGAGGAAGTTCCCCTTGCTTTCCTGAACAAGATTCAGAAGGTAGCTTACCAAATCAACCCATTTATTTATGGTGTTGCTGAGGAGCTAACAAGGATGGAACGTTCAGTTGGTAAGTTCCTCCCTATCGTTCATCACCAACTACCTACTAAACCTGCTGACATTGAAACCAACTACGATAGCCGTAAGGATTATCGAAGAAGGGCAGCAGAGGTGTTGAACTTACAAGCACAAGAACCTAAGAAGTCATGTAGAACACGCATGACTATGGAGGCAGCTAAGAGGTTCAAGGATAGAGATAGATTTTTCTGCCCATGGTCGTTTGACTATAGAGGAAGAGCTTATCCTATCCCTGCTTTTCTAACACCACAAGATACTGACTTCGGTAAGTCATTACTGAGGTTTGCTGATGGGTCGTATATGACACCAGAGGCTGAGTCGTGGTTAGCGTTTCAAGTAGCAACTTGTTACGGTTTAGATAAAGCAACCATGTCTGAGAGACTAGCTTGGGTTGATGCAAACATCACACTCATCAGTCGTATCGCTACTGATCCTATTGGGTCTTTACCTGAATGGGAAGCAGCAGAAGAGCCATGGCAATTCTTATCTAGTTGTGAAGAGTATTATCATTGTGTGATCACAGCTGATAGACAATTCACGTCACTGCCTGTTGCTGTTGATGCAACTTGTAGTGGCCTTCAAATCTTGGCTGGACTCGCACGAGATAAATCAACTGCAAAGCTAGTTAATGTGCTACCTGGTGATAAGCCTCAGGATGCCTACAAGGTAGTTGCTGAGACTGCTATGTCATCAGTACCAGAACGCTTACGTCCATTCCTAGATAGGAAGAAGACCAAGCGTTGTGTTATGACTATCCCATACAATGCTAAGCCTTACTCCAACAGGGGTTACATTAAAGAGGCTTTCTTGGAGGATGGGATAGAACTTGATAAGGAAGAGCTTACTCAAGTTGTTAAAGCTATTCGTTCAGCTATGGATGTGGTCGTACCAGGTCCTATGGCTGTTATGAAATGGATCGAGACTGAGGTAGCAGCTGCTGTTAAACGCGGTGTGCAGTATCTTGAATGGAGAACTCCTTCAGGCTTTATTGTACATCAAAAGCTTAACAAGAAGAAGTTCCAGTCAATGGAGCTACAGCTGTTGGGTCGTTGTAAGATGAAGGTGGCTGTAGGGGAGACTGATGAAGTCGACCTTAACCACCACAAGAATGCAACAGCTCCTAATCTGATCCACTCTCTTGATGCTTCACTGCTACACTTGAGTGCTCTACGCTTTGATGCACCGATTGCTCTTATTCACGATTCTGTGCTTTGTCGTGCAACGGATATGTCTACCCTATCCACCATTGTACGAGAAACCTACATGCACTTGTTCGCAGAGCATGATTACCTACGAGACTTTGCAAAGCACATTGGTGCAGAGTCTGATCCACCGATCATTGGTGATCTAGAACCAGAGACCGTGATCGAATCCACCTACTTCTTTTGTTAATGTCACAACCCATCCACGTTACTCAACAGCCTGTTGTCCTTGAAGGTTATCAAGCTGTACTGAAACCATCTAAGTTTGGTTATTCACTGTCTGCACTCCTGGACTCCCAGCTCATCGAAGCATTGGAGGACGATCGCAAAGAAACACTTAAGTGGGCAGAGTCCAAACTGAAGAACCCTAAGCGTAGCGTCCTCAAGCCTGAACCATGGGAAGAGGTAGCTGAAGGTAAGTACAAGACCAAGTTCTCCTGGAATGAAGAGAACCGTCCTCCTGTCGTAGATAGTGAGGGCACACCAATTACCAATGCTGATCTGCCTGTCTACAGTGGTAGCAAGGTCAAGCTTGCTTTCCGACAGAAGCCCTACATCCTCAAGGATGGTGTCACCTACGGCACTAGCCTCAAGCTTGTAGGTGTACAGGTAGTCGAACTAAACAGCGCTGCTGGCATTGATCGTGGTGACCTTGGTGAGACTGAGGTGGCTGCACTCTTTGGTCAGACAGCTGGCTTCAAGGCTAGCTCAGTACCTGCTGCTGTCACTGCTGAAGTCAGTGATGATGTCGTCGAGGATGATGACTTCTGATGGCATTTCGCTCAGGACTTGAAGAGAAGGTCGCTGATCTTCTCACCAACCTGGGTGTCAAATACGAATACGAATCAACTAAGGTACCTTACGTACTGCAATGCAACTACACACCAGACTTCCTCCTACCTAATGGTATCTATCTAGAGACCAAGGGTCAACTAACGGAGGAAGACCGGCGTAAGATGAAAGCAGTCAAGGCAGCGCATCCTGACCTTGATATTCGTTTCGTATTTCAGTCACCCCACAACAAGATCTACAAAGGATCCAAGACCACCTATGCTAAATGGTGTGAGAAGCATGGCTTCCAATACTGTTCATTCCACTCGATTCCTATTTCATGGCTGACGTAGCTAAAATCAGGCAGGTTGTTGCTGCTATAATTGATGCCTTTGATAGCACCAGCTCACCCAATGATATCATCGAAGCATTCGAGGATGAACTCGATGCTTACGAAGAACTGATTCAAACTTACCACCAAAAGTAATGCGCCCCACACAATACGGTTCAGTTGAGTATTATGCCGATGGTTTCAGCGACTTCCTTGCTGATGTTGATGGCGAAAACCCAGCAACTGCAGAGAACATTATCACTGGATTCTATCAAGCACTAGACTCATGGTTCGAGTACCACGATGAGCAAGCACGAACATATGCAAGCATCCGAAAGCGAGTTCGTCAGACACTTACCGTGTGATGTATGTGGGTCATCTGATGCAGCTAGCCTGTACACAGATGGCCACACTTTTTGCTTTTCATGCAATGCCTACACCAAAGGTGATGGCGATGTTCACACTCATAAAAT